TTGTATTCTCTTTTTTTCTTCACTTACATATACTGGTATTTCTTCCAAAATTGGCTGTTTTGTTTCTATATTTATACCTACAATTCTATTTTTAATATAATCTATACTTCCATATGGAATATCAATATAATGTAATTCAGTTATTTTATTGTGTGGTAATACATCCCCTGTTGCTTCTCCTGTTTGCAAGAGTATTTTACCTGTTTGGTCACATATAATTCTATTTGCTCTATCCACTTTATCACCTCTATTAAGTATTCATAAATTTAACAGCTCTCCAAGCATAAGTAAAACTTTCACTACCACCTGGTAAATAAGCAGGAACTTGAACGCCATTAGCATTAAACCATACATCCCCTTCATTATTGTTATAAATAAAACCATCACCAGTATATTTATCGCTACCACTTGAGCGACTATAAATTGCTACAGCAACAAAATCTTGTTTACCACTTGTAGTAAAACCACAACAAGCAAATGTAAAAAATTTATAGTCAACTCTATAATCGCTGTCATAATATTCGCAGTCAGCTACAAAAATATTAGGTTTAAAAGCTAAACCATTAATTTTGAGCCATCCACCAAATTTAGAAGTTGTAGACCTTTTATACTCATAAGCAATTTTAGTTCCGTCGCTTCTTTGTGCAACAGAAGTACCACCTGCTACTTTAAATTGAGAATTTAACTGTGTTATGGTATTATTAGCTTGTGTTAACTGATTCATCAAATCCTGTACACTAGCATCTGAACTATCAAAACCTGTTTTTATTTTCTCTGACAACTCAACAAGTGTATTATTTAAACTTGCTTCTATATTCTTTAATGCTAAAGTATTTATAATACTTGTTTTACCAGTTTTAAATCCTGCGTTAACTTCAATTAGTTTAGAAGATATATCTTGCAAATTTACATTTTCGGGCAGTGGCATTATATTCTTACTTAGACTTAACACTTTTTCTGCTGTAGCATTATTACTGTCTGTAACAACTATCTTAAGTGTGTGTAGTGCATTATCTTCTAATGTATAGTTAATTGTTTTTTCAAGAGTTAAATCGGTTGTTATAGTTTCTTTTAACACATCATCTATAAAATATTCTATTTTTGTAAGCAATGTAGGGTCTGTGTGGTCAGCTTTAAATGTAGCTGTAATGGAATTATAAGAAGATACTGTTAAAAATGGTAATGCTTGTAGTAATGTTATTTTAGCATAACCATCTGCTTTAGTAGTATTACCTCCAGTAGTCATGACTATATTTTCAAGATAATATTCAGGTGTTGGTATATATCCGGGTGCCTTATAACTATCTTTATTTAGTGCGTAACCACTTCCACCACCTCCACATTCATTAGAATAAGAACCAGCACCACCGTACCAACCCCCTCCACCACCTATTCCTATGTTACCATAACCTCCTTTTCCTAATGAACCATGGTATTCTTCTGTGTCGTAACTTGTTCCACCTTGGTATTGAGAACCACCGCCACAAAAATCTCTGTCACGACCAACTCCATTAACACCTACATAACCACCACCATGACCAATAGAACGAGCAGAAGCAAAATTATTTTTCATACCTCCTCCACCGCCTGCAACAAGTATGCGTGAAAGCAAACTTTCAGTGTTACCCCAAGTTGCACTAGGATGATAAAGTCTTATATCAGTTGCTCCACCACCGTATTTAGAATAAGCAAAGCTACCAGTAGTAACTTTGCCAGCAGCGCCTGCACCGTTAAAACCACTTCTAGTAAGGCTTGAACCTTCAGAAACTTTCTCATAACCAGATTGACCGACACAAATTTGTAGATTAGTTCTTTTTTTAAATACAATCTCACCTTTTGAATAACCACCTTTTGCACAATCAGTCCAATCGCTTGTATCGACAGCACCACCACAAGCACCCCAACATTCTAATTTATATCGCCCAGGTGGCAATGAAACATTTTGTACATAATTAGCATAATTAAAATTCCATTCAGTCTGCATTTTCTCACTCTCCTCTCTAACAATAAGTTATCAACTCATTTACACTTGTTGCAATATTAGATAAACCACCATTTACCTTTTCTTCTATATTAACCAATCTGTCCTCTATTTTCTTAGATGAATAAGTAGTCATTTCAGACACTCTGTTATCATCTACAGTTGCATTAATAAAATGAGTTTCTGCATTTCCATTTATCACATAAACGTTTAATTCTGACCTTGTTTCACTTCTAATCTCAATAGAATTATCATCTATAATTTTAAAGTTTGTAACTACATTTTCTTTTGTAGTAGCATCTATAATATTTACAACTATTCTCTGTGTTAATAAACTATGTGTTACAGTTGCTTTGAATCCATTTTCTGCATCCTCAACCCAATCATCAATTGTTATTATTTGAGTAGATGCCACATTTGAACCACCTGCGATTAATTGGTCAATTTTAATATTTTGTTTCTCATTTTCTGTGTCAATTCTAGTGTTTAGCTCTGTTTTAGTAGTTTCTATGTTGCTTGTTAATTCTGTTTTGGTTGTATCTATTTTAGTGTCTAGTTTATTAATATTTGTTAATATTTTTTCTTCATCTTTTTTAGTTAGAAAAATAGCTGTAGGGTCAACAACTAATGTCACTTTCTCTACATTAGATACTTCTATGATAAATTTCAAATACAAATCTTTCATAGCTCCATTATCAACTTTTGGCTTGTAGGTTTCAGGGCTTTTACAAACTGCAATCATATCTCCTTCATTATCTATAAGACCCATTTCTCTAACTGTAAATCCACCTATCGAACCAGGGATACATGCTGTTGCAATAATCCAGTTAGGATTATTTTCATCATTATCAAAAGCATTTATATTCCCTTCCCAAACTTTATTTTTTAATGCTGTTTGGTCTTCTGTTGGATTATAGTAGTTTCCTCCACCATCACCTGCTTGAATCTTCTCTAAAATTACTGACTTACCTAACATTCCTGCATTAGCAATCTTAGCTTTACCTATGTTTGTTAGTATTGTGTAAAATTGTTCATCAGCCATTTATGCCACCTCCTATCTTGGATATACTGTTAATGTTTCTGAGCTCATGTTATGAGCTAGTGCAAACTTGGCTTTAACACTTGCTTTTACTTCTTTGCTTGTGTACGGATATACAGTTATTTCTTCGCTCATAATTGCCGTTTGTGCAAAATAGGTTTTACTTTTCAATAAAGAAACTAACTTATAACTTACAGCTAAATGAGAAGGTTTTATAACATTTACTCTCTTATATAAATCTTCTAAATCTTTAGGAAAACCTTGGGTACTGGTTAATTCAACACCAAAAGTATATGGAGATATATTTTCATTTATTTTTATGTTTGCACCTGTATAAGATTGGAGTATCATAGCCATTCTTTTAGGTGTCATAATATATTTACTTTGAAGCTTAGCAATGACCTTTCTTCTTCTAGCTTCTATATCTTCATCTATATTAGTGGATAAACCCACTCTATTTTCCCAAAATTCAAGTCCCCATGTCGCACTCTGAGGGAATAATTGTAACTCTATTTCTTTATTTAATAATTCTAGATTATCAAATTCGCTTCCTATAGCTTCATATAAGCTTTGCATTATGATAGATTGTTCATAGATAGGAGATAATGTAAGAAGCATTTCTTTACCTTTTTTAGAAGCTATCATCCAACCACCTCGTTAACTATTTCCCCTATTCCGACCACTTGGTCTTGCAATTTTATATTTTCTTTTACATCATTTATAGTAAGATTAGAAAAGTCTTCTATACCTTCATCTGTCAGCATCATAGAGCCTACTATCGCCTGTATAGCATTGTATGAGACTGTCCCCCCTAAATCAATCTTATCTAAATATTTATCTATCTTAGTTTTTAGATTGTTTAATACAGTTTCTTCACTAAAGCCATTACTAAATATAAAACTAGCTTTTACATTAATAAGTAATGTGTCAGGTGTCACAACTGTAACTAATGCACCGATAGGAGCTTTCCCATCTCTATTTTCTCCTTCTGATATATTCAATGGATATATATATTCTTGGACCTTATCTATTAATTCTTGTGTTGCTGCTTTTCTGTTTTTATCTAGTATTAATACTTTTACTGTCCCTGCTCCATTCCATTCGGGAACTACATAAGCATATCCCACTCCATCTACTTCTTTAGCCCATCTTATATAGTCTGAACTAGCTCCACTTAATTTGTCCTCTTGCTCTGCTACAAGAACTCTTTCTCTAAAATGTTCTTCATCTTCTATATCTGTTCCACCTCTGAAATCTTCTTTATTAGAAACTGATTTAACACCACTAATAGAACCTAGTAAAACAGTTATAGTGTTATTAGATACATTTCCTATAGTTCCTGCAATCCTACATTCTGCTTTAATATCTACTGTTTCATTTGCTCCTATAGTTTTAGTTTCAAGAAGCTCAAATTCTATGCTCTGTTTTTCATCTGTAGCTATAGTTGTAACAATAGTTCCTTTTGTAATGATAGTTCCTTGAGCACCATTAAATGTAACCATACCAACCGATTTAGTTGGTTGATTTTTAAATACTCCTTTGCATTCTCCCAACCATTCTAGATATTCTCCATAGCTAGTTTGAGGAAATGCAATCCTTAAATTATTTTGTAATCCTAGTTGTTTTAATTCAGCTATCTGCTCTGCTGTAGGTCTTGTTGCATCATAAATAAAGTCCCCTTCTAGTGTGCTCACATCTTGAAAGTTACTTAACATCCTTTCATGTACAGAGTCCTCCTCTTCTGTTAAAAATAATGGTATAGGTAGCTCTCTTTCCATGTAATCACCTACCTTTTTATATTTCCATCTATGGTTATGTTTTCATCATCTATTGTTAGTACATCAAATTCATAATTAACAAGTCTGCTGTTTTCAAGCCAAACAAATATAAAATTACTAACTTCTTTTGTATATGGATGAACTAAAATAGTTTCTTTTATTAATCTAGTTATTTCAAGCTCTTTTGCGCTTTGAGATAAGTTACTGGCAATTAAGTCTTTTATTTCACTTCCATAAATGTTTGTATAAGCTGCTTTTTTGTATCTAGGTGTTAATATAGCCTTTTGACACCATTGTTTATATGCTTGAACTTTATCACATCTTTTTAATGTTCCATCTGCATTTTTAACAAATTCACCTTTTATAAAGTCAAATAAAAAAGAACCCTTTAGGTCCAGTTCATTCTCATCATTATTTTTTAATTCTACAGTTTCAAAGGTTTCATTAACTGGAAATAGGTTTGGCATTTACAACCCTCCCAATGACCACAAACTCAGCTCCCATGACGGCTACTAACACCTTATCACCTATAGTCAAGGGTTTTAATTCTTTTGTAGTTTCTATTTTATGCTTATGCCTATATTCTCCACTTAAAGCTTCATCTGAAAAAGTAAAATAATCTTCTTTTAATGTTAAATTCTCTAATACTAAATAATCCTGTATTTCATCTTTATAACCATTCACCTTAAGACCATTTATTGTTATTTCTGCAAGTTCGCATCCTATTCCAAAAACTCCATCATTAACACTTTTATTCATTTTTTCTTTCAATATTCTAGCAACTCCATTAAATCTAGCATCAGTCATTTGTATAAAACTTCCTCCTTATATATTCTAAAGTCCCTATATTGAGCTTCATTTTTGGTCTAGAATCTAGTGTATGAGTGACATCTATAACATAATATTCTTTACTTTTTAAACTTACCTTGTCACCTGCCCTTATTCTATTTATATCTACCACGCAATCTACACTTATTGTTTCTTCACCCGAATTAAACATTGCTTCTGCTGCTTTCTTAGCTTCTTTAGCATTTTTTATCTTTTCATCTTGTTTAATCTTTTGTAGTGTTCCATACTTATCTGAGTCTTTCTTATATGTTCCGATAATAGGTGCTTTTGTATTTTCGTCTTTACTCTTTCCTAAAACCTTTACAGATGTTACTGCATCATTAAAACTACTTGTAAAGTTTGCATCTTCTAATATACTATCTAGTTTATATACATTTGCATTAGTACCAAGTTTAAATAATTTCAGCTTATTATCCATTCTTACTCTAAATAAGTCTCCACCTTTTGTTACAGTTTCTTTTAAGTCCTTTTTTATCATATCTAAGATATTAGTCTTATGTATTACTTTAGCAAGTTTCTTCCCTGTATTAGCTAGATTGTAGTAAGGTATATTCCATTGTTTACAGTAGTACTCAATCCTCTGTGTTGCTGTATTTTCTTTAAACGAATATTGTTCCTCTGATTCTTCCATGTAAACTGTTCTTTCTCTACAAGATAGTGTCAGTTTCTTGCTCTTTTCACTTCTCCTAGTTTCCCATATGACACCATCAAATATCGTCTCTTCTTTTTTACTCTCATATGCAATGTCAATTAGAACTATCTTGTCACCTTTTTTAATTCCTATATCTTGAAGTTGTTTAGGTTCTACTAAAGATACATCCATTTTATATGCAACCCCGTCTATAGCTTCACTTAACGTTATTCCCTCGTTAAAATTTGCAATATCATATTTTCCATTTAGTATTATTTTCATTTGCTAGGTATCACCAACTTTTGTCCTTTTTTAATCACATTAGGATTTTTACCAATGACTTTTTTGTTTTCGGGGATATTATAAATCTCTGTCCACCTTGAGCCTTTACCTAAAAATTTCTTTGCAATGCTCCATAATGTGTCTGTAGATGTAACTGTATATATTTTGGATTTAGTTTGGGTATTAGGTCTATTATCCTTTAAATTTGTTTTAGTAGTACTTTTAGTTTCTTTTTTTAATGTCTCTATCTTTAGTTCTCTGTAAGTTCTAAATGTTATCTCAATGTCTCTATCTTCTTCTCTTCCTGCTGTTTGAGTATTGCTAAAACTAGATATTGTGACTAATCCATTGTAACCAAAACCAGTGATAATAAGTCTTAAAGGTTCGGCTTGGTCTACCCATTTTTCAAGCATTGACACTACTTCGATTGGATTTTTTAACTCGCTGTATCTGCAATAAGAAGCGTCATATAAGTTGGGTAAGAAGGTCTTGAATGATATTTCTCTTATCTTCTCCCCTTCTTTTTTAATGTCAAATTCACCTAAATTTACTATGTCTACAGTTTCAAACCTTTTTTCTTTTTTAATAGATAGGGAATCTTGTGGATTTACTGGAAAATGGAAATCTATTTTTTCTTTTTCGTTTTTTAGATAAATGTCTATTACCAAGTTATCACCTCACTTAATTAAGTGCATATTAAAAACACCCACTAATTAGTAGATGTTTTTATATTTATTTTAATTTTTTTATTTAATTTTCTCTTTTAAAGTTACAAAATCACTATACCAAGCACCCGCTTCATTACAATTTTTTTCATATTTCTCATAATATTTATATTCATTTTTGTCTAAATATTTTATTCCATTTTTACATGCATCTTTTACTACAAAAAATGCTAACTGCAAATTCTGTATAGCTTTATACTCATTTGATTCAGTACTATATTTATCTTTTAAATCACCTAGCTCTTGCCAACATTTTGAAGCGACATCTCTTCCCGTTGCAAATGTTTTTTGTAATTCAAGTACATTATTTGAAGCTGATGTTTCTTCTATACTAGCAGGAATCATTAAATATAATTTTTCATATGTTTCTAGTTTTTTCACAAGTTCATTCTTTTTGGTTTGTTCTGCTTGTGCTTTTTTTTCAGCATCTTCTTGCTTTTTCTTCTCACCTGCTATTTTTTTTGCTTCTTCATCTTTTTTTTGTTGTTCAGTTTGTACTTTCTTTTCTTCTTGTTTTTTCTGTTCTTCTGCTTTTTTTAATTCTTCTTGTTTTTTTTGTTCTTCTTGTTCTTTCTTCTTATCAGCTTCCCCTTTAGTTTTTTTCTCTTCCAATTTCTTTTTATCAGTATTTTTTATTTCTTCTGATTTTGTATTACTGGCAGTAACAGTTGTATCCATCGAATACCAAAAATTTGCAAAGTTAAATGTTAAAGCAACTAAAATAAGAGACATTATGCATGCAATCTTTTTTTTCTTTTTAAAAAGTGTAACAAAAAGAACTATTGACAGAAAAAATAATGTTGCTGGTAACATACCAATAGCTATAATTACTATAAGTATCTTTAAAAAAACGTTTAGACTTTTAAACTTTTCCCACATTAGTAAAAATCCCCCTCACATGATTTATAATTAAATTATAGCATCTATAAGGAGGATTTTTTCAACAATAATTCGACAATTATCCAATGTTTTCTATTGCTTCTCTTAATTCACTTTCTACTTGAGACAATATTTCTTGCACCATTTCTTCTTTGTTATTGCTACCTTGAATATTTATAGATATTCCACCAACATTAATCGCATTACTTCCACTAGAAATTATGTTTTGTGGTTGAGCTTCTTGGTAAATTCTATTTTCTGTATTATTAAATTCTTCTTGTTTGGTAGGAAATTGCCTAACATTATTAATAATACTAGAATTACTATTTTGGATGCTATTTGTAGAATTAAAACTAGTTCCTAATTTTTGAGAGATTGGAATAACATTATTACTTGTTTTAGTTCCAAGCATCTGTCCTGCTTGTTCATACAAACTTAACGCTCTACTTCTCTTGCTATTAGAAAGAGGAATAACCATTTCGGGGCCTGCTTCTCCACAAATACTTGGTTTACTTGCAACTCCACCCTCAGCAAAACGGTCTAATACATTACTTATTCCAGTTTTTACTATACTTACAAACCCAGTTATTTTGGTAGAAAGTTTCTTTTTAAGAGAATCCCAAGCAGATTTAATTGAATCTACTTTACTTTTAAATCCGTTTTCTGCAAGACTTACAAATCCACTTATTTTCCCAGATAATTTAATCTTTAATCCTTGCCACCATAAACCAACTTGTTGAACTTTTTGCTGAAAACCATTGCTTACAAAACTAACAAATCCACTTATTTTTTGACCTACATTAGTTTTTAAATCAGTCCACCATTGTTTTACCTGACCCACTTTTTCCGAAAAACCATTACTTACAAAATCTACAACAGCTTTAATTGGTGCTCCTAAAACACCTTTTATACCTTCCCACAATGATTTAACTACTTCCCCAATTCCTTTGAAAACATCAGAAAATCCTTGTTTTATTTTTTCACCATCACCACTAATTATCCCACCTATGATTTCGAATATTCCTTTTATTATGTCAATTACACCTTTTATAGCACCTGCTACAGCGTTTATAATAGATGCAATCGCATTAATAACAGAAGTTATAACTAAAACTATAGAAGTTGCTACACCTTTAAGTAATTCTCCTCCTATATCTCCGAAAGTAGATGCTAAAGAATCTTTTATTTGTTTTAAATAATCTACAAAAGGTTTTGCTGCTTCTTTTAATTGATTAAAAGCATTCCCTAGCTCTTTGAAAGACGTTCCTGCACTTTGTGTTGATTGTTTTAACTTATCCATATTAGTTTTAGTTGTCTTAGTTGCCCCATTATCTTCAATTGGTTTAAATAAATTTGAAAAAAATTCTTTTATTCCACTAAATACCTCTTTTATTGGTTCAAGAGCTTTTCCTAACTCTGCAAAACTAGATTTTAAGTTATCAAAAACTGCTTTTAAACTTTCTTTTGTTTCTAAAACTTTTTGTTTTAAATTTTCAAAAGGTGTTTTAATATTTTCATTAAATACAGTTTTTAAACTTCCAAAAGCTTCTTTTATACTGTCCAAAGAGCCCCCAAAAGTTTCTTTAAGATTAGAAAAAGCTTGTTTAAATGTATCTATAGCAGGTTTTATGCCTTCTAAAAGTTTATCTTTTAATTCAGCTGCTTTGCCACCTATAAAAGTTACTATATTATTAAATACTTCTGTCGCAGATGTTTTGAGTTCTCCAAATTTCTCTTTAATCTTTCCGATACCTTCACCTATTTTTTGACTTAATGAGCTTATATATGCTTTTGCTCCGTTTGATGAAGCTTGTAACTCGTTTGATGCTTTCTCGCTAGATAAATTAACTGGTTGAACCTTTGGAACTGCTTTAGCAGGATTTTTTAAAAAGTCTTTTAATTCATTCCATTTTTTCTTTATGCCTTCCACTTTTTTACCAAACTTAGTATCCAAAATATCGACTACAGCTTGAATTGGTGATGTCACAAAATCTACTAACCCACTCCACAATGACTTAACAATATCTATAATCCCTTTAAAAATAGATTTAAGCCCGTTAGCTACTTGGCTTATATCTCCATTTATAAAGCCTTTAACTACATCAGCTATTCCTTTAAATATCTCTATTAAACCATTTACTACTCCTGTTATTGTATTTACTATAGCTTTTACCTTGTTAACAATTACATTAAATGAATATACAAATTTTATTATGAAAACTGTCGCCAAAAATTGTATAACTGGTGATAAAGCGCTTATAATCATTGAGCCTAATTCAGAAACAGCTAAAAACAAAGGTTTTAACGCATTCATAAGTTCTTTAAATTTACTTTTTATTTGTTCTATAAAAGTATTTAAAGGTTTTAAAAAATTAGACATTGATTTCCCTATATTCTTAATACCATTCCTAAAAATTTCGGATTTTTGATAAGCAAATAAAAACGCTCCTGCCAACATACCTATAGCTAAAACTATTGCACCAATAGGTCCAAGAACCCCAACTATTCCTCCAATTAATGTTGATGCTGTGGCTATCTTTGTAATTATACTTATTACGCTAGAAATTACTGTTAAAGCCTTAAAAGCCATAAATCCAGCAACAACACCACCAATAATAGAAATTACGCCTTGTAAAACACTTTTAATTTTATCAAAATTTTTAATAAAACTGCTTACAAAGCCAACTATTTTATCTCCTATTTTAGGCATATCTTTTGTTAGTTGCTCAACAAAACCTCTTGTAACTTTCCCAAGCTTCTGTCCTACTGATATTCTAACATCATCAATAGCACTTTTTAAAATAGTAAATTGTCCCGATAGAGTATCTAATTTCATGTCAGCAATTCTCTTAGCTTCTCCTTCACTCTCTGCAATCGCTGTTGTTAATTTATTAAAATCTTTTTCGCTTGCATTTACTACAGCCGCCCAACCTGCCATGGCTGTACGCCCAAATATACTACTTATTGCAGCACTTTTTTGTACTCCTTCAAGTCCGCCTAATTTTTCTCTAAGGCCAACGATTGTACTAGCTAAATCTAAATTTCCATCTTTTGTTTTCTTTATTTCTATTCCATATTTATTCATAGCTTTCTGTGCCTCAGCTGGGGGTTTTATTAATCTAACTAAACCACCTCTAAGTGCAGTACCTGCCATGCTCCCTTTAACGCTTGCACTAGCCATTAAGCCAGTTGCTAAACTCAAATCTTTCATGGAAACACCTAATGCTCCTCCAACACTTCCCATATACTTAAAAGTTTCACCCATTCTTTCTATGTCTGTATTAGAGTTTGTAACTGTTGCTGCCATGACATCAACAAACATTCCTGTATCCTTTGCAGTTAGCCCTAAAGCAGTTAAACCATCAGTCACAATATCTGCTGTTAGTGCTAAATCTGTCTGACCTGTTGCTGCCAAATTTAATATACCAGGTAGACCAGCAATCATTTCTTTGCTTTTCCATCCAGCCATCCCCATAAAATACATAGCATTCCCTGCATCTTTAGCTGTAAAGCTAGTTGTACGACCCATTTCCCTTGCCATTGCAGTCATTTCTGCCATTTCTTTTGAATTTGCACTTGATACAGCTTGTGCGTTTTTCATTGCTTGTTCAAAGTCTGCAAATCCTTTTATAGCACTTCCTACCCCAACGCCACCAATTAACGCTGTTGCTGTTACTGCTAATTGTGTAAACTTACTAATAGTACTACTTATAAAAGAACTTATCTTACCATCTAAGCCACTCAATGTTGGACTAGCTTCATCTTTTAGTTTTACAATTGCTTGGTAAGTTCTATTAGAAAACTCTTGTAATTTACTCTTAGTACGAGAAATAGTATTTAATGCTTCTTCACCTTTTGCTTTAATATTTATTATTGTATTATTCTTGAGCTCTCCTAATTTACTTCTAGTTTGAGAAATAACTCTTAATGCTGGGTCAGCTTTCATATTCAAACTAATTATTGTAGCCGCAGTCAAATTTTGTACCTTAGCTTTTACTTTATCTACAACTTGACTAGCTCTGTCTCTAGCCCTTAATAAAACTTCTCTTTGTCTACTTGTAAGCAAACTATTTACTTTATTTTTAACTCTATTTACAACACTAGATGCTTTATCTTTTGCATTTATAGTGGTAGATATAGTTCTACCCACTCTTTTTAAGTTGTTGCTAATTCTATTTACAACACTAGATGTTTTATCTTGAGCTTGTATAACTGGATTAGCTTTTATCCTATTAAGTGCTTTTATTCTCTTTTCTGTCTGTTTCGTGTATCTTTCCATAGCACTTAATTTGTTTTTAGTTTGTTCATCTCCTGTAACATCAATGACAACATCAATGTGATACATCTCTTTTTTAGCTATTTCTCTCACCTCGCTTTCAGTTTAAATTTTATTTATTTTTCATAGCTTTATTTTCCTGCTCTATTTCATGCTGTGTAAAAACTCTAAGAAGCTGTTGAGGTGTTTTCTCTCTTTTCAGAAAATCTTCTGGAAGAACACTATGTTTAACATATGCGTTATATAAAATAGTAATCTTCCCACCTCTCTTTATTAGTTTTTTATATCATCATCACTTAATTCTTCATAAAATCCAGACAATTCTAGTACCTCATCACTAATTAATGCGATTTCTCCTGCTAAGAACTTTCTTCTTATAAATTCAACACCACTAGATACATTCATAGAATTAAGAAGTCTTGCATCACTAAAATTAGGAACTATTGTAGCCTTTTCTATTAGAGCTATATTAAATTCATCTTCCATTAGTTTGCTTTCCCTTCTACCTCTTACCTTAGTAACTTTTGTATATTTTTTTTGCAATGCACTTATCTCTTTTTCTGTTAAAGCCCTAAGCGTAAGTGGTATATCTAATCTTTTTACAAAAATAGTTTTTTCAGGTAATATAGCATCCTCTGTCAATTTCATAATTATATTATCTTCTTGTTGCTTTGCTATTTCATCTTTAGTAAGCTCTCTTTCTTCTTCTATTCCTTCATTTAAAAATTCTTTATCTAAGTTTTCCATTTTTAACTTCCTCCAATTTTATAGTTTTATAAAAAGCTACACATAAAATTAATTACGTGTAGCTTAAATTTATTTATTATGCTATTTCATCTAAAAGTTCAAATCCTTCAAAAGTTCCATCTACTTGTATTTCTATATTTTCATCAGATTTTATGCTTGCTAGTTGTATTTTATCTACCATACAATTTTTATATCTAATTCTCTCATATCCAACTAGCCCAGGATTTTCTATTTCTGTAATTATTTCAAATTTATTAAATCCTTTTTTAATCCACTTAGATGTAGTTTTAAGTACTGTTAAAGAAAAAGTACCTTTTTGAGTGGATGCCTTGTTAAGTTCCCATTTACAACCAATTACTCTAAAAGTCTTTTTATCATTTTCTACTTCAGCTGTAAATTCTGTTCCATATCCTTCTTCTTCTCCATCAATTATTATTCTAGCATTTGAACCATCAACAACATTTGCAGCATCTATAATATTTTCATCATATTTTCCCATACTTTATAACCTCCTTATCCTAGGTATCCAGTACCATAAATTTTCTTCATTACATCAACCTTAACAGCATCCCATTTCCAATAAAATTCATCTGCTTTGGCAGTTGCTTGAAGTTCTGTATCTATATCAACATTAAACTCTGATATAATACCTTGACTCATTAATTCTTCAAAATATTTCTTCAATGCACATATAACAGTTGTTTGACCTGTTGCATCATTAAATATCTTACCTACAAACTCTTTTCTTTTTAATGAAGTATCTTTATTTATAGTATTAATAAACATAATATTAGAGATATATCCCATTGCTTCGTTTTTATCATCTACATATTTTTTAAATGTGTTCACATCATCAACTATAATCACGTCTCCATCATCAAAATCTAAGACCAATGTACCACTTTTCAAACACTCTTTAACTTCTGATTGGCTTAATCGTGGTTCTACTTCTTCAAATATAGTCTTAGCATTACATATACTTCCTGTTATACCTTTGCTTACTGCTAATGCTCCTATATAAACAGCTACTTCACTAGGTGTATATTTTATTCCCTCATAATAAGCTGAGCTCCCAACATTAACTATATTTTCATCATTAAAACCTTTCGATTTATCATTAATTTGTTTTATATTATCCTCTGTTTTTCCACCTAGAAAAAGTAGTATATCTTTTCCTAATTCTTTATTTTTAGCTACCCAAGCTTTTGTAGTTTCCTGCAATGCTTCATCAGCCACACCATCAAGTGCAAAGCTATCAAAACTATATCTTTCAAATTCTTCTAAAGCTTTTAAATAAGACTCATTAGTAATAGATGCGCAACCATCATTACCACCTTCAAGTGCTACATTTACTAAGTTTGCTAGTGTTGTATCACTATCAGCTACTTTAGTTGCAATTACATATTCATTATCTAAATTTGAGTTTATTTCTAGTACTATTTCATCTATAGTGCCTTTAATACTTGAACTAAATAACTGTTTAGTATTTTCAAAGAATATAAAGTCCTTTTTATCTGCATCAACTAAATTAGATTTTATTGTTACATTAAAGTTTCTAGCTGTTGGGTACTTAGTTTCTAGCTTAATTACATCTTTTGCACTATTCTCTGTAGTATCTTTTAGTGTTAATGTACCCTTCTTTTGTTTTCCATCTACAAGCCTATATAATAACAGCTCTTTTACATTTCCTAATAAAGCTAATTTACCTAACTTATACGCTGAATAGTTCATATCATCACCAAACAAAGTTTTAAGCTGTCTCAAGTCATTTTTTATTGTTACAACCTTGCCAACTTCTCCCCAATTAGCCTTAACTGGTATTGCTAATCTACCCTTTAATCCTGTGTTTGCAGACTTTTCTGCTTGTGTTTTGAATCTGTTATAAAAGCCCGGTATCTCCTTTTTTTCTTTTTCATTCCATGTACCAGTTGCCATTTTACTTCACCTCTCTTTCTAAAAAATCTTTTATTAATTTCTCAAACTCTGATTTTGTAAGTTCTTCTTTCTTACAATTAAATAAAGCACCTGCAACTACCATTTTTTCGTAGCCAAGTGCTTCACTATTTTTTAAGAAATCATTTTTCAAATATTTTTCTTCCTGCTTACTTACATTAGTCTTTTTATTAATTGTTTCAGCCAACCCTTACACCTCCTATTTTAAATTTCCATTACTATAAATTTTATCCATAATAGGACCTTCTCTTTTTATCTTACCTATCATTTTGAACACAACTGTTAATTGTCCTGTTGTAAACATGTCTGATTCCCTATCCTCAACTACGCTAACAAGAGTTAAATACATATTCTTATCCTCTCTAAGTCTTACTCTTTTATCTATTATTAAACTTGTTTCTAATGCTTCAAGAAACTTAACTATTTCATCCTTATTTTTACTTACAACATGACATTTCATAGTTTTGGTAATCTCAATCAAATGATAATTTATTCTTTTGTTTTCAACATTTGTAGTTCGCCATAATGCGCATGGAGCTATAAAGTTTTTCTTCCAATTATCTTTATAACTCTCAATTTCTAATAAATCTTTTGTGTACTTTGATAAAGCTTCTACCCATCTATCGCTAGTTGCATCTTCTTTATCTTCTAAAGCTATTACACTAAACCTTATACCTCTTGCTATAGCATCCCATTCCTCAACAACAATATCATTTTCACTTGTCCCTTTATAAATGCAAGTGAAAGCTTCATTTTCAGATTCATCAACTATAGTATTCATGTCTAAGATTTCAATAACTTGTTTAGTTAATTTATCTAACTTCTTAAATGTAGTTCTACCTTCATAAATCCATACTTCTATACTTCTTTCAAAACCTATCGTTTCTCCATTGTCATTGTCTTGCCCTTGTACAACTACCATATAAGGCTTTTTAGTATCTTTGTTTGGTACATTAGGTTCATAACAACCTTTCAATTCTTTTATATTATCTATTAAAGCTTTTCTTATTCCTGCCCTCATTTAATCACTCCAATATCTAAAAATCATATTACCTATTTTGCCTATATTTTTATCAATAGTTGGTTTTATAATAGGCATTGCTTTTGTACCAGGATGTTGAACTGATTTTACAGGATGTGAAGCACCTCTCCAGTATAAAGCTTGAGCTGATTTTGGAGTAATAACATGTGGTTTTGAACCTTCTTCAAGTATTCCTCCATATTCTGCACCATGCGATAATCTAATAATGAAATTATTTCCTCCTCCAAGAGTTTTAGCATTTAAACTTTGTCTTGCATGTGATGTTCTGTCTGTCCAACTTGCATTTGCTTTAGCTTCACCTTCTAGCATTGCACTTGCACTCATACAAAGTACAAACATACCTGCTTTTTTTCTATTTATATCATTTATTGCATTTGTGAAAGCACTCATTTTAATCAATCCTTTCAAGTGAACATTGATACCCACAAAGTTCTCCTTTTACAATTTGAGGATATACATTAACTATTTTCATTCTCCCATATATGCACTCAAACTCCAAAGAATCTCTACTGTTAACATCTAAGACAACATCATCACTTACTAACATTCCATATGTTCTAATAGAACTAAAAGTACCTTGCTTTTCACTTGATATTTGTTTCTCTGCTGTCTTTTCATTAAATATTCTAACAACACATTTTATCTCTGTTTCAGTTTCTTCAAAAGCTCCATCTATTTCAGTTTTTTTAATATTAGTTATAGTAATATTGGTAGGGTTCATATTAATAGTTCTTATTATGTCTTTTCTTCTTCTATCAATATTTATCATATTTCAAATTCTGTGCTAATTCCTAACATAAAACTTCCCTTTTCTTTTTTGTTAGTACACATATCCTTGAATTTCTCTGCATTTTGATAAGCTACAGATACTAGGTCCTTTATACTAGAGCTTTTATATGTTTCTTGACCCACTTTATACTCATACATTTCCCCTACTGTATTTTCATATTGTAAAGATTTTAATACCCATCCTTGAGAAGCTGCACAGTAAATACAGTCTGCTTCTTCTAAAAACAAGTTTAATTCTTCATCTGTAAATGATTTTTTATCTTTATCATTTAATAATAGTCTTAATTTTTCTATTAAATTACTAGTTGGTGTCATATATTATCACCTCATAAAAATAACACTCTTATGAGTGTTTTATCTAAAACTTATTTCTTGTACATTTTCTTCTACTGCTGCAAAAGCACCTCTATAACAATGACCTACAATTTGATTTTCTACTAACTTACTTAAATCAGCATTTCCAACCTCTGTTGTTAAATCTCTCTTTATTAACTCTTTAAATCCTCGCTTAGGTCTTATCAAATATCCTTTGCCTGGTGTAACACCTTTGTAAGAATATGTTTTTTTACCAACAGTAACCTCCCACCCATCATAATAAATTACTGTTGATATATTTTTTATAGATGGATACATGCTTCCGTTTAATAAATGTCCTCCATTTAACGCCATTTCTATTTCAATTTGGTCAGCACTAGAAGCCATTAATATATTACCTTGTCTTTTTGCTATAACTGTATCTTTTTGTGCTTGTGTTAATGTTCTCCAAATTCCTAGCCATATTGGGTCATTAGTTTCACCTTTAAAAGCTGTCTTATTAGAAGCTTTATAATTAAAATTTATTATTGGGCTTAGATGTATGTGGTTTAACAAGGCATTGTAACTCTCACCAATTGATTTATTTAATATTTCAACACTAAATGTTTGGTTAAAATCCTTCATTTCTTTTGTATACTCAAAACCAGTTGCATAAGTTTGTATCCTTGCAACTGGACCATTTTCTGCATTTATTGTACCGAATTTAATTTCTTCACCTTCTATATGCTCTAGGAATACACAGTTACCTTGTAAAGCCCACTTAGCATCCATAACTTGTGGTAAATTAGAATCTGCTATACTGTCATAGATTGGTTTATATAATAGTTGTACTTGCTCTCTGCCTAGTTCAACATCTAATACAACTTTTCTTAATAACTCTTTTAAATTTGAAGTCGAGCTAAAAGTCATCATTTCACCAAGTGGCTTATTTAACTCCAAGGTTTCCATTTCTCCATTTGATATTTTCTTTGTTACATATTCCATTTCACCATTTACTATAAATGGTATATCTTCTTGTAAAGTTTCTTTTCTTTTTTGTTCCAGCAAATTTTCCTGACTAATTACTTTAAATGCCATATATTTATCACTCCTTTTCTATTGTTGAGGTAATAATATAAACCAAATTACATTATTACTGTCTTTCCCATCTGTTACTCTACCAACTAGCCTATTACTTGCAGATGTAGTAGTAAATTTCTTAGCTGTATTATCCCAATAAATCAATTTCCCTGCCTCAAAAGCTTCTGATGTAACAATATTATCCGTTTCGTATTCAGCTTGCTCTATTTGCAAAGTAACTTCATCGCCTTTTTCTCCGTCTTGCATAGCGACTCCAAAGAATCCATTTATAAGATAAAATTGTTGTGTTTTAGTGCTTTCACCTTCTGAAAGAATAACTCTTACAGATTTCCCATCACTTATTTTTGCTCTTGTTATCTGTGTTATTGTGCTTGGCGTTGGTTGACCTTTAAATGCCATATAAACATCACTCCTTTATATTCTATTTTTCTTAGTTGTTAAACTTCCATTATTGCTAGAGTTTAATAATCCTGTTGTTGTTGGATTATCTTTATACATATTAGACATTGTATTTTTTACAAACTCATCATTTAATATATTTTCTATTTCTCCTGTTATTACTTCTTCACTTGAGCCTTCCTCAACATTTAACATTTTCTTAACTAATGTTTGAGCTATTTCACCTGACACTTTATCTTTAATTACTTTATTAACTATACAGTTCCAAGCTTCCTTTTTCTCATTTTCTAAAGCTTTTGAAGCCTTTTTTGCCACTTCAACTGTGTCCATCTCTCCTACTATTCCAAGTACTTTTTTCACTTCTCTTAATTCTTTTTCTGCTTTTAATGAACTTTTTACATCTTCCATCTCTCCTGTCACAATTTCCTTAGTTAAGCCTATTCCTTGTATGACCTCTGAATATGATATTTCACCAGTTTGCAGTAATCCTTTGACATTTTTTATTAACTCTTTTCCTTCCAATTTGTTTTCCTCTCCTTTCATTTCTCCTTTAGCTTCATAGCTTATTTTCTTTATTACTTCAATTTCTTCACCTAGATTTATTTTATTTTCAACTATAGTAAATGGTATACTATAAAGCTTGCATAATCCATTTTGCTCCAACTCATATATGACAGTATTGTTATCATATCTTATGTTTTGTATATAGAGATATGAATTATTATCATTAATAGAAAACTTAGCTTTTAAAGCTTCTCTTAAATCTATTCTTAAAGCTTCAAAAGTTCCATCTAACTGTTCGCCATTAGGACTCATTTCCATACCTACAATACTTGTTGGCATACCTGGTCTATGTAGAGGAGTCCAATCAATAGATAGTGGCTCATATCCTATAACATTCATTTCGCCTTTAGCACTCTTTTTAAGTTTTGGATAACCAAATATACTAACTTCTTTTATCCTTTTAGTTCTAATCCATCTTTTTAAATTTGTTGCATCAGCATCAATCAGCCCTCTGAAATAAGCTTTATCCCCTTTCATTTCTGCACCTATCCAATGCGTTACAGGTAGTGCAAATTCAGTTGATATATTTTCAGCTTTTTGATGTCCTAAAAAGCCATTAAGAGTATTTTCATTAGTGTAATCTACAATATCTTTCAAGCTTTTAGCAGTATAATTCCATCCCCTTTTAGATTTTGTAGCTGGTATCTCAACAACTACCTCAAGAGGGTCATCATCTATAGATTTTAAAGCTTCTATGTCTATATCTTTAGCTAAAGGAATATCAGAAGGTTTTATACTAGATATTAACGCATTCATTGAGTCCATTTCTCCAGTTATTACATTCATTTAATCACCACCTTTCAATTTAAAAATTCAAATTTCCATACACCTCTTGATACCACATTTCAAGAGGTACATCATTCATAGGATTTTTAATCCAATTTTTCAACCTTCCAACTAATATATCTAATGGTTGAACTACAGTAAGCATAATACACAAACAATGAGGGTGGAATGGATATACAGGAGCTTCATTTATAGGATAAACACCTTTACCCAAACCAAAATTATCCTCTCCACATATTTCGTCACATATATCTGTGTGAGGATGTGCCATGGACAACATAAACTGAATACCTATGGTTGCAGGGTTAATCATTGCAGAAGCTAAAACCCCATCACCATAAGCTGATGTCATTTCAGTTCTTGCCAATCTTAAAGCTTCATAACTTATATTTTGAGGTACTCTATTTCCTATTCTTTTTATCATATTTGGATATTCATCAACTAAAGTTTTCTTACCTTTTAAAACATATTTGTCTAACATCTTAGCTGTTTTAACACAGTCTTGACCTTCTGTTACTGCTGTTTGTAATATAACTTTCATATCTTCTCTGTACTTCTTACACTTAGACCAAATTCTATCAGATAAAAATAAACCATCCTTAACCCTTGTATAATAAGCTTCTACAGTTCTTATATTAATATCATAGAAAGCTTTTTGTATCATAGTTTTAGTTACTTTAGTTATTTGAGCTGTCTCAACTGCATTAATTAAAATATTTTTAGAGTAACTAGTAGCTGTTTCAACATTTTTATTTAAGTATTCATCAAAATTAAATACTAGTTGTTCATTTAATATTTTTATTTCTTGTGTTAATTGTTTTAGTATCTGTTTTAACCTAACTTTGTTAAAGTCTGAAAGATTTCCTTTTCTTATTTCTTTTGTAATATTTCTTGTTATGTTAATATACATTGTTCTTATTTCATCATCTTGCTTGAGCCTTAAATCTATAAATTTTTTTCTAGCTTCTAATGCCCATTTCTTGTACTCCCCTGCAACAGTTATTAATTCCGAAGTACTTTTATCCATTGCCATTATTATCCTTTATTTTATTTATTTCCTTCTCAATTTCATTTGACTCATCATTTAAACCTTGAGAGTCATCTAATCTGTATTTTAACATCTTGGTTTTTATTATCTTTTCTCTTTCTCCAACTATTTCAGGGTCATCACTTATATAATTGCTCATTGTATCTATATACTGTGCTAAAAAGTTTACTGTTGATTCTTCACTAATAAATCCACCCTCTAAAGCTTTATCTAATGCACTACATACTTTTTCTAGTGTTTCAGCTAATTCTTTATCATCTCGTGGATTTACTTCATCCCAACCTATAGTCACATCATAAGATGAATATTTCATACCACTAGAATTAGAACTCATTATTAAAACCATTCTTGCAAGTAATTGCCAGCTATTTGTAAATTGTTCTCTTTTTCTTCTTATCTTATTTACCATAATAGGCATTTGTTCTTTTACAGAAGCTAAAGCACTAGGTGTATGTACTCCAAATATAAACTCGGGTGTTTCAGATACATCTACTATGCAATAAAAAAGAAGCTTTAAAAGCTCCTTAGCATCACCTATGGCTGATTTTACTTCTACAAACTCAGCTTCTTCATCTTTGTTTAAGAATAGTATTTCATGCCCATCAAGATTTATCTTTCCACCTTCTTTGGCAAATTTAACTGGGTCTTCAACACCAAAATTGTGTGCTAAAAAACTTGCAACATCAGTTAATTTCAACTTTAGTTTTGGAGTAGAGTGCATTTTGCTACCTTTTAACGCATGTAACATAACATCATGATAAGCTTTTAAAAGAGGTTCTATTGGTTCTATATCACTTTGCCCATATTTCAATGTTTCATCAGCTTCATTTTTAAAATGTATTATTGGTATAAAACCCCATACATTAGGCGTTTCCCCTTCTTCTAAACCTTCTATCTTATCACCTTCAACCTCAACAAATCTACTTTCAGCAGTTATTATTTGTTTTACCTTAGCCTTTCTCTTGTTTTCTCCTAAGTCAGTCCATTCATTTTGACTTTCTAATATATAAGCTATAGGCTCTTTTGTTGTAGGGTCTAATATTATTTCTTTCACTTCTTCGGGTGATATGAAGTTATATATTAATCTAACTTTTTTATCGGGATATAAAGGATTTTCTCTTTCTTCTCTAGTTATCCAAATATAACAATCACCTTGCTTTAAACTATCTGTATGTGTTTTTAACATTTTAGATGTGTTATCTAAAACAAATTCATCTAATATATATTGAGCTTCTTCATCTTCTATTTGAAAATGAGGTACACCCATAAAACCAGTTGTTGAATTGACAATCGGTCTAACAAAACTAGAACCTAACTTGTAATTAGCATTTTTATTTTGATACAGTTCTCTTGCTAACTCATAATCAACTCTAGAATCGTCTAATTTATATACGCCAATGTTTCCACTAGACATACGCATAATCTCTCCTGCAGGTCTTTTAAATAGCTTTTTTACATAAGATATTATCCCCATACACTACCCCCTTTCAGTAAAGATAAATCAGTATTGTTATTTTCTGCAAACGAATATATTACTGCATCAGCTCTATCGGGTGATTCTCCAATTCTTTTTTTCATTTCCTTTTTACTTTCTATTTGTATTTTCCCTTTTGAATCTACTGTATATTTTCTATTTGATAGTTGTTTAATAAGTTTATCATCATTAGGAAGCTGTATTATAGCTTCTTTATTTTGTATAAAACTACTTAAATTTGCATCTAATTCCTCCCTCATGTTATCCCACATTTCAGAAGCTTTATTATAGTACTTATCTTTTTCTATAGCACTAGAACCATTTTGAATAGGTATAACTTCATATTTAAGTCTTTCATGTCTTATAACTTCTTTTAATCTATCTGTTACACCTGCACCTAAGCCATCATCATCCGTTTTTATTTTTACTCTGTTAATTTGATGATACATATTTTTAAATTTATCAACTGCTCTTAATATATTTCCTACTGTTTCCATTGTATCTTTTTTTGAATAAGTTAATAAATCAAATACTTTCCCACCTATTCTTGGAGCTATTATGGTTTCATCATCACCATATCTTGCTATATCCGCCCCTATATTTAATATATAGTCATTAGATATATTCACTTCTCTTATTGTGCTTGTTTCAACAGCTTCTAAAGATATTAAAGAATCACTTTCACCTTTTGGAAACTCTCCAAGTACTCTGACACGCCAAGGGTCAGAACCTTCATGGTACTTTCTTTTTAGCATTTCAATATTATCTTTTGATGTTCTAGGGCTGTCTAAAGAAGATACTTTAAATGTTTTATATAAATCTCTGTCTCTATTATGGCTATCGTAAAACGTTCCACTCGTTCTAGTTGGGTTTCCGCATAAAAGAAGCTTATTTTCTGCACCTGATAATGTTCCCAATATAGCTTCCATAATGGGGTCAGCAACTCCCGAAGCTTCATCAACAACAAATAACATATAATCTTCATGAAAACCTTGCATATTCTCGGGCTTTACTGCTGTTCTAGCTGTAGCCCACCATCTTTCTTCAAAGCCTTTCATATACACTTTTGTTTTAGTCCACTCAAGTAGCTTCTCAACCTTGCTATTACTTAGCCATTTAGCTATTTCAGCCCATAGTACGTCATATAATTGTTGTCGTGTTGGAGCTGTAGCAACTACTTTCGGAAAAGGTCTAGTGCTTAAATACCATACAGTTGCAATGCTTTCTAATCCAGTTTTACCTACTCCTTGACCACTTCTAATAGATACTTTTGGGGTTTGAGCTAAAGCCATCAGAACATCAGATTGCCACTTGTCAGCTTTAAAATTTAACATATCCTCTGCAAACCAAACAGGATTATCCCAATAACAATCTAATAGTGTCAATAAAGCTTTATCCATTGTTAACACCACGTTTCATTGCAATATTTTGTATAGCTTCAACCCAAATTTTTGAATCATCTCCAGTATCACTTTTCTTTAGGTTATCAACTTCACATTTTAACTTTTCAACTCTATTTTTCTGCTCCTCTGTAGCTAAATTCCAATCCTTATGAATCATTTCATCATACTGTTTAATTAAACTCCTTAACTCACTCATAGCCCTACTCTGTGCATTAAGAAAAGATGCTTGCCTATCCCATGCAAATTGAAATTCATACTCTATCTTCTCACCATTTTCTGTGCTTTCATGTTTCTTTAACTCCTTAATCATTTCTTCCTTGTCTTTAACATACATTATCTTTTGTGCTCTTATTATTGCTGCGTATTGGATTGTTATCTGCTCCCAAAGAATATCAAATTTATCTTTTATGGATATTTCTTGTATCAATTCCCTAGTTTCTTCGGGTAGATATTTTGAGAAGAAACCAAACTTTTCAGCGTTCTTATTCTCTTTTGGAGCACCATGACCAACTGAATTTTTATTAGAAAAGGGTGCACCTCTTTTATTTATAGGTGCACCCTTCTTTTTTTCACTAGCCCAGTTGTATCTTTTTATCCATGACTTTAAAGTGTTTAAGCTAATGTCATACTTTGATGATATTTCCTTTTGTTTCATTCCTTTTAAGTAATCTTGTTTTACCTTTTCTTTGACATCTTGCACATCACCACCTCTTTATTTGTTTGTTTTGGGAATAAAAAAAGAACCTCATAATTGAGATTCTTTTTTTGTTTACTCTACTTTAAGATTCAATTCAAATTCAGTCCCACATTCTAAACATTTAACTTTACCATCTTCTAGTATTTCAAATTCAGATATTTTTTCGCATATTTTACATTTTTCTTTGAACTTATTTCCAACATTTTGTGATGTAAATATAGTAGGGTTATTTTCAACTTCTTTTTTTAAATCATCAATAACACTGTCAAAATTCAAATTACCACTTATCTCAAATCCCACATAATCACCTCCTTATAGTATAGTAAATTCTATGTTATTATACAATATCCTTCAACAATCGTTCGACAATAGCAGAATTCACCACAATTTTATGCTAATATTCTATTGAAAGGAGGTGTTCTTATGAGTAAAAATATTGACATTAGAAATTTAAAGCAATTTCAAAAGAAAATTGAAAGAATGGAACAAAATTTAAAACCTGACTTTGATAAGATTCGCACAATAATTCTTAGCAAGAAATTTATGAACCAACACACTAATTTTGATTCTTTTGATGAACTACTTGCATTTGGTAATTACATAGTCAATTCAGAAGAAGACTTTTTAGCTATTCCTGATAATGAATTTGATTTATTTATAGTTAAAAATACTGATTTCCCAGATTGGCAAACCATGCTTGATTCAGCATATTCAAAATATTTAGAGTCTTGCCTTAGATAAAACATCTAGACAACTTTCAAAATGTTTATCTAATTCTTTTATGATTTCCCTAGATTCCTTTATAAACTCAGCCATATAACACACACCACTTGCAGGTATCTTGAATTCAGAATCTAGGGAATTTTTTCTTTCTGATACTACATCTTGTGTGTTTTTCTTAATCTCCATAATTTCATTCTCCTTTTAATTTATTGTATAAAAAAAGACCATCTATCAAGATAGTCATTTTAGATTTTATGTACTTTTATTTTTTTAGATATTTCAACATTTGAACTAAATAGTCCCCATCTAACGAATCTGTTTCGTCTTTATCAAGGCTTCTTTTTCCAAAGTCTACAAATCCATTATCCTTATAAAATTCAATTAATTTAGGTTTATCTTCACATTCAAGGTACACTATTTTCCCACCCATATCTAACTGTACTGCTTTTATCTTGTCACATGCAATTTTTAGAAGTTCATCACCCTTGATTAATTTATTATAATTATTTGAATAATTCTTTCCTATTTGCCCTATCAAAGGTGCTCCAATAATATATCTTCTTAGTTCTTCATTGTATTGTCCAAACTTCACTATTTTCCTAGCTAAAGAGTTTGATAATGTTTTTCTTTTTATTGTAAAATACTTATTAGCTAGAGTGAAATATCCAACTATAACAGGCTTGCCTTTATAAGAAGTTAGCACTAAATGTGTACTAGCCAAACCTTGTTTAGAAAATTCAATAGCTTTGTTTTTTAAAAATTCTTCTACATCTTTATTAAGGGGACAAGAAAAACTGGAGAGAATTTTTTTAACTTCTTCTTCCTCCAGCTCTCCTAGCATATTACTTAAGTTTACAATTAAATAGCCACTCATTAAAATCTCCCGAATATATCCTTTATTTTATCTTTTGGTACTTCTGAACATTTTTTACTTAATACAACTTCTTTTTCTTGTTTATTTTTAGCATTTTCTAGAGCTGATACTAGATTTCTTCCAAATGCCTTTTTTCTTACATCTACATTTTTTAAAATACTTTTTGTAGCCATAAGTACCACCTTCCACTTCACTATTATAATTTAATTATACTGACGTTACGTTAAATATGCAATACATTTCGAGGAATTATCAGTTGGCATTTTGTACATGATTTTATTATTATTATTCACAATATGTACATTTTATATAATAAAATTACTGTTATTTATAATTAATTTAAATAACTTACACTATAAAAAATTATGTCATATATCTTATGTATATTAATTCAAATGCTTGCTAAGTATTTAATTTTAAGTATGCACATTATAATATACCTAAACAAATAGTATTATGACAATAAAAATTTCTTTTTTCTTTTTAAAAAGTAAAATGCTAAGTTTGGAGTAAACTTAGCATTTTTAGTAGGGAGATACATATATTATGTCGCAAGTTCTAGGAATCGAACCTAGATTAAACACCAGCACCTACATGGTGAGTGAGGTTACCAAGCCCCACTCGGTTTTTAGACTTCTGAATTAAGATACAAAATTGTATGAGATTTTAATCTTAATTCAACTACTACATATAGTGTATTAATAGGTTTTGAACATAGTTAGAATTGAACTAACAGCGTCCTCACGCCCTGCCTAGTCTGTTCGTAGTGACTAGGGCAATCCCTTAACCCTAGTCAAATATTAAGTTTTGAGAGGGAAATCTTTATTTCCACAATACTATTATCTCATGTCTAAAACAAAAAAACCTGCACATTTTCAGCACTCAAAATTACTCTTACTTTTTAATTTAGTTTGTAATCTAACAATTCAAAAAGTGGTTCTTGCTCTATTAATGCTTTCTTCCCAAACAGTGCTATTGATATTGAGCTAATAGCTTGACTAGCTCTTACACTTAATTGTCTTTCTTCTAAATGTACTATATCAACCATTTCTTGCCACATTAGACCATCTATATATTTAAGTTCAATAATTTGTCTGTGTATAGGTTTTAAATTTCTTATGGCTAAATCTATTGTAGATTTAATTATTTCTGCTTCATATAACTCTATTTCTTTTTCTGTTATTAAGTCTGATACATTAACAATAGCATCCTCAATCATATTGCTAGTTTTGTTTGTTTTACCTGTTTTGACACTATCATAACTTATCCCTTTCATTAAATCCCCAACCGAATTATCTTTCAACATTTGTATTTCATTTTTTAGTTTTATTATATTTGTACTTAATTGTTTATAATTAGAAAGTTGTTTCTTAGTTGCATTAAAAAACTCTTTTTTAGTTTTAGACATACTCACACACTCCTATCAATTATTTATGTTATAATAATATTTGCATATAAAAGTTTTATATTTTTGACAAGTAGGAGCGTGAAGTAATGCTCCTTTTTTTCTTTTTACTTACTACCAAATCCTATTCTTACAGAAGATTCTATTACTGCATTTAAAGTATTATTAGATAAACATTCACTTTTAAACTCTCTAATATAATGATTTTCTTTGTATATAGCTGATATTTTAAATAAATTTCTTATATATACTCTATGCCTATTTATATAAATAAATTTTTTCATATTATTAACCTTAATATTCTCCTTAACTAACATCTTCCAGTTCAACCTCAACTCTTGGTCTGTCACTATAATATTTCTTACTCACTACTTCTACTATTTGAGAATCATCTTTATAAGCTATACCATTTAAACTGTCAGCTACAGACTTAATTATATTGTCTAAATCGGGTTTCTTATTTGGTCTTATTAACCCTTCTACCTTGTCTATAGCATTCTTATACGCTTTAGTATTTACCTTATTTTTCTGTAGTGCTTCTCTATCTTTTTTAGTAATGTCAAAGTAACAAATAACTGTCATTTTCACATTACCCTCAAAGAAATGCTTTACTGTAGAGTTATACATGAGTCTAATCCAGTTTTCATATAATATAGTTTGGTCAGGTGTATAAGCCTTACCATTTGCTGTACTCATTCTAGGACGTGCTTTCGCCTTTGGTTCTCCATCTATTGTAAAATTAACTTTCATTGGCTACCTCATTTAGTTCTATTTCTTCTTTATCTGTAAGCTTAAACCAATATGGTTTATATCCAAATTCATCTATCCATTTTTCAAATACTTCGTTTACCCTATTACTAAGTATTATCATATCTTCAACACATATATTTTCAAACCAATCTTCCCCACACTCTCCAACTTCATCATCAATCTTTTTTTGAATACATTCTAATGCTTCTTCTATATCTATGTTAGGTATACTAACTTCCTCTTTTTTACCAACATAAATACTTTCTCCAAAATTTCCAAACTCTTTAAGTTCTTCTTTAGCTGCTTGGATAGCTTCTTCTTTACTTTCATACTCATCACTACTTAAATATTTGTTATCCCAGCTATATAACCAAACATCTTTTTGCATATTAATACCTCCACTATTTATTTTTCTTATTAGCCTTCTTTCTACAGTCCTTACAACAATAAATCTCCTTAGATTTTTCCTTAAGATAAAACAGCTTGCCACACCAACTGCATCTTCTTCGTTTCATAAACTCACTTCCTAGTCACAAAACATTTATTTTATTCCTAAAACAACATACCCATCTTGCAGATAATTGCTATTATCAAGTAAATAAATAATTTCTTTGCGTATCTCAAGACCTGTGTATTTTTCTCCATCAAATTCCTGCAACACCAACAAGTCGCCTTTTTTAAAACCTCTATCATTCTTCCTAACTTCAAAATTTTTGTTCCCATTTACAACTTCTTTAAAATATTGAGGTAATATTTTTAATTCATGTATCATAAGCTCACACCCTTTAAAAGTTTTAGTCTATTTCACCTTTTTCAACTTGTTCATATTCTATTTGATATATAACTTTTTTATATGCTATTTGACCTTGCCATTCTTTTATTACTGCATTTTCAATATCTTGTATAAATATAGCTAACTTGCCATTTACATTTGCTATTTTTAACCATATAAATTCATGTGTATCTTTATTCTTTTCTACCCATATGGTCATTTCCTTATTTTCTTCTAAACATAAATCATTTAGAAATATCTCATTATTTATCTTATACATTTGAGTAGTAATCATAATCTCACCTCCTTCCTATAAGTCAAAGTAAGTCTATAACATTCTAGTTTCATTCACAAACTTACCTTGACTTTATTTTTATAATTATCTTTCAGCATCCTTCTCTAGCCAATTCTCATATGCTATATCACAATCTTTACTTTCGCAATCTACCCTATCGCTTATGCAACTAGCACAAATCTCTTTCCCAAATTCCTTATATATTTCTCTTTCATCAAGATTCTTTGACTTGCACATTTCTTTATTAGTCATATGCTCACCTACTTTTCTTCGTAAAATTTTACATTCTTAATAATTATATCTATAGACCCATTTTGATTTTGTCTTACTGTATATTTCATTGGGTCCTCAAAATCAGTCAGATTACCTTTTATATCAAAGCCATTGTCAGTTTTTATATTTCTCTTTTTAAGCTTTTTCTCAACCCATTTTTTATCTATACTAAATCCTTTATCAAGACCTTTTTCTTCCATATGTTCTTTAAAACTATCTTTTAACTTATCATCTTTAATTGTTTTATCAACAAAATCATTTATATCAATTTCATGCTTTTCTCTCAAAGTATAATTTAATATACTTCTTACATCCTCTGCTTGTTTTATATCATTACTAAGAGCATTAGTTATCCAATTCTCAGCTGTATTTTTGAACTTCTTAGTCTTATACTTATCATCTTTTATCTTAGTGGCATTTAAGAACTCTGTAACAAACTTAGAATTAGCTTCTTCCTTCTCTGCATCCTTGTCTAAAACCCTAAGATGATATTTGTCATTCATTCCACTCAATCCAACCAAAGCAGCAATTTTAACCGTCTTAGTCTCTTGTATATTAATTTCATTTTTAGACATCTGTATATTAAATTTATCATCTTTAAACTCAATTGAATGAGTATACGAATTATTGTAATCAAGCTTTAATATAGCAACTTTCTTTTCATCTTTTTGAGAGTATAAACAAATTGCTAAGTCGCAAGATTCTAATGTAGCATTCAATTTCATAACATCAAATAAATAAGCTGCAATCTCTTTAGAGTTATTTAAAAATGAACTTTCATCATAAATAATTTGTTCACAACACTTCTTAATTAGATTGTTACTATAGTTATTAAATACTGCTGTTCTGATGTCATTATCTCTTGATACTTTGCTTATTTTCTTTTGAAAAAATAGGACCATATCTTGATTAACCCTACCTTCAAAATCATTCAATATTGGTGTATCACTATTCTTATCTAAAACATGTATTATAAATTTGTGTATTATCATAATTCCACCCCTTATAAATTTTCAAAACGTTCTATAATCTTCTCGCTTATAGTATTTTTTATAACTTCATCTACCTTATCTATAGTTATTAGTACTATATTTTCATCTTTAGCCAATGCCTTTGCTTTCTTTCTTAAAGCTTCTTTACTTCCATATGTATAATGTATTTTTCTATTTTCTAACGATAATCCTATTTGCCATCTTAATATATATTCATACATTTATCCCACCCCTTATTTTCATTTTTGAGAGTTACAAAACACTTCAAAAATATTCATACTAAAAGACATTTTGCAACTTTTAGCCCATTCTTTTTGCTATTTCATATACAACATTTGCAGTAACAGCATTTCCTGCTTGCTTGTACAGTTGACTATCTGAGCATACACTTGCTGCTCTTTCGTAATATTTATCCGGAAATCCTTGCAACCTAAAGCATTCCTTTGGTGTTAACCTTCTTATATCTCCATTTTTCAAAATTCCATGTTTATCTTGAGCTGTCAATGTGAACATTGTTTCTCCGCTTTCTTTAATTCTACGACCATTTTGTCTTTTATTTACCCTATCGGGCGTTAAAACTGCATTAACTAAAACTCCACTATTATCACAATTTCTATTTGTCACACCTGCATTATATTTTGCTTTAAGGCATCTAGCATTTATTGTTACTTTAGAGTTTTTATTTAAGTCTATAAAGTATAGACCTGTTTTAGCACCTCCACCTCCTGCCTGACTTCTAATACATCTAGCAATTCCAACTGCATCATAAATTCTATTTGTACTATGAGTTGGATTATTTAGTTGCTCAAGATTTTTTCTACTTTTTCTTTCGATAGGAAATACTTTTCGTGTACTTCGTCCTCTAAAATGTCCAACAATGAATATTCGTTCTCTATTTTGGGGTACTCCGAAGTTTTTAGAATTAAGAACTTGCCACTCTGCATCATAGCCGATTTCATCCAGTTCAACGAGAACTTTGAGGAAATCAAATCCTCCATTAACACTAAGTAGATTTTTAACGTTTTCAATAAGTAAATACTTGGGTCTATCTTCTTCTTTGAGTTCTCTAATAAGTTTTGTAACTGTAAAAAATAAACTTGAACGTTCTCCTCTGAATCCAAATTGTTTCCCTGCAACAGAAATGTCTTGACATGGGAATCCAAAACACCAGACATCTGCTCTTGGGATATTTTCTGTTCTAATTTCTCTAATATCTCTTTCAAACCATTCATCCTCCTTCGGTTTGTGCATGGCATTATAACTTAAATTTGCGAATTTATCATATTCGCAATGTCCCAAACATTTATGTCCTGCTTTTTCCATCCCTAGCCTAAAGCCACCTATCCCTGCGAATAAATCTAAAAATGCAAGCAATACAACGCCTCCTTATTTTCATTTTTGAGAGTTACAAAACATCTCAATGATAATTTTATTAAAAAACATTTTGCAACTCTCTAAACTGTTTTAATTAGATATTTCTTCTATTCAAATATAAGTTCTTCGCTATCAAGCCACTTTTTAATACCATCTTCACAATCATATTCAATATCATCAATCTTACAGTCATAAATACAACATTCGCATATCTTTTTATCATGTAAAAAATCTATTAATCTATTGATGAATAGTAACTCTTTCTCTTGTAACTTTTCTTTAAGGCTTTTATTTTCTTCTCTTAACACACTAATTTCATTAAAAACATCTAAAAGTACTTTTGAATCAGCTTCATCATTTTCATTTAAATTCAATCTATACTCATAAACTCTACCAGCTATAAAACTTCCTATTACTAATATCACACTAGCTAAGATATTCACTTTTAACCATCTCCTCATATTCTTCTCTAGCCTTATCTATAGCAATAAATATATCCTCTCCATTATCATATAACTCTTTTGCTCTTTTAATTGTGTATTCAGTCCTTGAAACTTCCATTATTCCTCCTCAATATATTCAGCTTTCCAGCCACTTCTTGTTTTAGTTTTCTTTTTAATTGTTTGGTAAACTGCCTGACTCTGTAGTCTTAAAAAACATGCTGCACTATCTATAGAATCAAATATTTTTTCTTCACCAGTTTTGGCATTAATCAACTTTACCTTTGAACCTTTCTTTTTCTTTTTTCTATTTTTATCAACATTAAACTCTATTAACATTTTTTCACATGTTGGAAATATAAGTTCTCCATTTTTTCTTACTCCGTGAACACAACAATATAGTGCTAAGTAATTTCTACATGTAGGGTCATCATCTATGATATTTGTTCCTAAAGAACCACTAAAATATTTTTCAACCTTTAACATTTCAGTAACCTCCCTATTTAACTGGCATTTGAAATATTCTATTTCTATAACTTCTAACCTTATAACTGTCTATAGAATCTGTTCTAGTTCCACCTTCAATAAATCTTTGTATATTATCCAGCACTTGTATAGCCCTTTTTTCATCCTCATACTCACCTATCTTTTTAAAGTTATCCATATCTCCAAACATTGCATATACACATTCTTTATCAACATTTATCCAATCAGCTTTTACTAAATCAGTTTTATCTTGACTTCTAATTATTATCATTCCTAATACCCCCATCATCATTTTTTCTGCTATAACTTCTAATAAATACAATATTTTAAGCCACAGCATTTCTTCAAAAAGCAGTTTACCTAGATATAGCGTCACTGTAGCTGTTCCTTCTGCCTTTAAATTCCAAGGTCTATGCGAATTATCTGTTTTTATATTATTTAAGCTTATTTTTATTGCTCCTTCGCAATTTTGTACCATCTCAATTTTCTCACCATTACGCTCTAAAAAAAATTTTCTATACTCTTCTTCCATTTTCCATCCCTCCAATATTTTAACTCCTAGGAAGTAATATTGCATAATTACTCCCTAGATTATTTAACTTAATTAAAAAGGTATATCGTCATCATCTATTGCTTGAAAACCTTGTGGGTCTAATCCTGGTGGTACATATTCTTGTTTAGCATTATTATCATTTTTACTAGAAAGTAGTTCTAAAGCATTTACATTAACCTTAGTAATAGATTTCCAGCAACCATTTTCATCTTTGTAATTATATATATTTAACTCTCCAACAGCATATATAGGCTTACCTTTAACAAGATATTGCACTAAATTCTCTACATGTTTTCCTAATTGCTCGCATTGAATAAAATCAGTTATTTTATTTCCATTTTTATCTTTAAACCTTCTATCTACTGCCATTGAAAAGGTTATTTTTGGAGTACCTGAATTTGGAAGGTACTTCAATTCTGCATCTGCAACTAATCTTCCAACTAAAGTTATTGTATTCATTTAACTAGCCCCCTTCTATTTTTCTTCCTGTTCTTCTGTATACTCAACAAAGTAAGTATAAGTTGTCTTGCTATTTTGCTTCTCTCTAGCAACCTTTACTGTATATCCAGCTTTCCCAAGTAATCTTAATAACTCCAATCTATCTTGTTCATTTAAAGAACCACTTCTTTGTGCATATATTCTCGCCATTTTATACCTCCCCTTTTCTAGGAAGCAATATATTGATATTTACTTCCTAGAAGTTTAATTTTATTTAAATTTTTCCTTCTGACTCTTTTTAATAATCTCATCTAGCTCTTTTTCTTCATATTGAGTGAAAGTCTGATTGAAGTTAGCAAACTTATTTTTATTCACATTATGAGTATTCACAGTTTTACTATTAGACTGCTTCTTTTCCTGCTTACTCTTTTTCTTTCTTTCAAATTCATTCTGATATTCTGTAAGTTCTAAAACAGTTTTTACACCTGCTTCTATCCAATTATTTAAGATTGTCTTTACATACTTATAATTCTTAACTCCACTGCCTACAGCTTCATCAACAGCTCTTATTATTACATCAGCTTCCATTCCATCATCTAAGTAACTCATTAACTCTATAAAGTTATTAGGAGTAATCACACCTATATATTTTTCAAAGTATTTTTTTATATAGGTGGTTTTGTCTTTATTGGATTGTTCATTAATAACAATAGTAGTAATATCATTATTTACTTTAAAGTCATTACTTACTACTTCCGTGTTTTCCGGTTTCCGAGAAACCCGGTTTCCGGGAAATCCGGTTTCCGGGAAATCAGTTTTTCGGGATTTTAGCTTCTGAGGATTTTCAAGTGGTATCTCATATACTTCATAATCATACCCTCCAAGCATTTTATTAGTATTAGAATCTCTACAAGGTTTTCTTGTTATATATCCATTTTCTATAAGTTCTTTTAAAATATTTGCTGTAGCATCTCTTCCATTTTTACTTCTCTTGCAAAGGTCATTAACATAGATTTTCCAGTGGTCGGGCTTACTAATCAGATATGAATGTAAACCTTTTGCTTGCCAGCTTAATTTTACATCTTCCAAACAAGTTTTATTTAAAACTACATATGGATTATCTTTGTCTTTGCTTACTCTTATAATCCCCAATACTATCACCTACTCTTGTTTTTGCTTCTCTAAAATGCTCTTATATCCATTTAAAACTTTCTCATACTCTTGCTTAGTCAAATCTACTGCTAACTTTCCAAACTTCTTATATACTTCACTATCAACTCTATTTTTATCTTTTTCTATAGATTCTCCTAGCGAATATAGTGTATTTAATTCACTCTCATTAACTTCTTTTTTTTTCTGCTCATTTCCATGTTTATTTGTTGCATCACTATCTTTTGTATCATCAATACAAAATAATCCATTTAAAGCGTACTTTCTTGCATAACTTGATACACTTCCAGTTACTTGTGCTAAATCCATACCTTTTTTAGTTTCATCTTCTCTAGCTAATGCCTTTGTAGATACTTTCTCTCCTGTTTCTGCATCTATTAAAGTTGCTGTAGCTTCTACATAAAATCTATTTCCTATCTGAACAATATTATCATCCAATATAACTAATGCTTTTTCTTCCTTTAGAATAGGTTTTAAACCTTCTAGTATATCCTCACAACTCCTATAGTTGTATTTACCAAAGCTATTAAATTGACTTTTAGGAGCTTTTAAAGTACTCTGTATATTTACAAGTTTTATATAAACATTATTAGTTTCCATGGTCCTCACCTACTCTTTTTTAGCTTTTGGAATTGTTAGTGTAGTTCCATATTCAATCCTGCAACCTTCAACCTCATGACCTTTTTTAATAAAGTCTTTAATGATATTCTTATCTACTTTTACAACTTGCTCTACTGTTTTATATATAGCAGGTATCTTTTCTTCATCTTCTATGACTAAGCTACCTGCTGACTTTCTTATACTTATATTTCCTAAAACTGTTTCTACTTTTTTAGTACCAAGTAATTCCATACAGTCTTTTATATTGCTTTTTAATCTATCAAGAGTATTCTTTTTGACCCTTTTTAACTCTTGCAGTCTTTTAATCTCTGAATCTATAGAGTTTATATCACTGTCAATGTTTAATATTACTGAAACTATCCTAGTGTTTTTATTTTGTATCTCTTGTTTTATTATTTCTTTTATTTCCTCTAGTTTTTCAGTTTCATTTCCTGTTGTTTCTGTTAAACCTTCTTCTATTTCTAATAAATCTGTAGTTAATTCATATAAAGTACTCATAATTTCCCTCCGTTTGTGCTATAATTAGCTTAATTAAATTTTGATATATTTATTTGAATTGAGCCACGGCAATGGCTCTTTTCTTATATCTGAACATCTATAGGTTTATCTCTTTCAAGTTCTTCTAAAATTAATTGAAATATCTTGTAATCCTCACTTTCTTCATGTTCCTTTGATTTAATCTCTAAATTTATACCACCTAAAATATTTTCAATAGCATATTTTACTCTTTCCCATGCAACTTTTTCTCTTAGATATTCTCTCATGTGTATATCATCTATTAAACCTCTATCCTTATTTTCAAGTTCCTCATAAAGTTTGCTATTTTTGTTTATCTCTAATTCAGCTAAAACTAATTGTTTTTGAACCATTTTTTTTATTCTTTTTAAACTTTCCATAATTAATCCCCCTTAATTTAATCTCTATTTTGAACTAATCCTACTAAACATATTGCAAATAAACCTACCATTATTAAAGCAGCCATTTTATTTCCTCCTAAGATAAAATTTTAATCTCATAATCACCATCTTGAATATCTTCTGTTATTAAGGCTTGATACTCCATACAGCCTCTACCTTCATCAAAGTATGCTAAATTTAATTCTTTTTCTGTTGCTACTACTACTATACAATCAATTTCAAAACCAAATCTTTTGCAATTTACTTTTACTGCATTTCCTACTTTAATTGTTTGTAAATCAAATTCTTTTACCAATTCAACCATTATTTGACCTCCTTATTTTCTATTTCTTTTATGTAATCCCAAAGTATGTGTAATATAAGTGAGTTCATTGAACTACCTTCTATTGATGCTCTATTTTTAATTTTTTCAAGCAATGGTGCTGGTAATCTAAATGTAAATCTAACTCTTTCATTTGTCATATATTTGACGTCAACTCCCTTCTTGTTTTAATAATACCATGTCATATATTTGACGTCAAGCATTTTTGTTGACTTTTCTTTTATATTATTTTATTATTAAAGTGTCATAAAGACGTCAAATTTTATGTGAGGAATGATAAATATGTCTAATAAAGATATTTATACTCGTGAAGAGGATAAAAGATTTACACTAAGAATTAATAAACTTCTTTTTGAGAAAATCGAACAACTTGCTCAAAAAGATAAGCGTTCTATAGGTAGAGAAATTGAATTTATTCTTGAGAAATATTTTGAAGATAATCCTTTAGAATAAAAACTATCATATCTTTTAATGTATATCCTTTAACTTTTGCCTGTTTTAGAAGCTTGTCTTTAAGTTCTCTAGGCAGGCGTATTGTTGCTTGTTCTATTTCCATCTAATCACCTTTTTCTTTAATTATTTATAGCTTATTTTATTTTTAAATGTGCTGGTAAATACAAGTTAACTAACTCTATATCTCTTGTTAAAACACTTCTTTTTACTTTCTTCTCTTTATTAAACTTCTTACTACCTCTCTGCTCATCATAGTATGTAATTCTAAATAACTTTTTGTCTTGTTCTACTTTGTAAACTTTGTTTTTATAAATTATTTTCAATTTATCTCTCCTATCTTATTTTTAATTTAAGTCTGTTGCTGAGAAATTTCCTTTTTAAACTTATAGTTGCAATCTTTTCTCCATCTTTTAGTAAAACAAGCTTGTTTCTGTATGTTACTAGTTCCAATTAAATCACCCCCTCTCTAAGTTCTTTCATTTCTCTAAGCATTTCTTTGATGTTTTTTCCTTGATTCCTAGTTATAAAATCATCTAATTCATAACTAGAAACTTTAGTTGCCCCTATATCAACTGACTTCAAAAGTCCATTTTTTATTAACTCATATCCAAATACTTTATCTATTTTCAATCTTTTACTTGCTTCTTCAACAGACATAAGATAATCGGGATAACCTTTACTTATAACAATTGTTAATTCTTTTGGTTCCAACAATTCTATTTTCGAAGTTTCATTTAAGTATTTTGAGATTTTATTTTTATAGTTGTTTAAATTCATTTCTACAACTTTACGAATACCTTCTGAAAAACAAATTGATATATTATCCAGGTCATTAAAACTTTTATCTTCTTGTTTATCTAAATTAAAGTTAGATATATTACCCAATTTCTTCACCACCATTTCAAGAATATTCTGTATTTATTATTTATCAAGAAAGTTATAAAATAGAGCATCAAGCATACATAACAAATGACTATCTTTATCTATTGTCAATACTGCCTCTTCTTTTATGTAAAACTTAATTAAATCTTCATCTAAACAATGCGTTATACAAGAATTGTCCTCACCACTTATTAACATTCCAACTTCTTTTAACACACCTTGTTTATTTTTAATTTGAACCTCTGCTATTTCATCAAGAGTATTTTTTATACCATAAAATATGTCTTCGCTCATTGTAACTACCTCCATAATCTTTAATTTTCAAAGTACTTTCAATTTTAGCCTAATAAAGTTATTTGATATTCTTTTTCTTTTACCAGTCCATCCTTTATAAGTAATAATCTAAATGCTTCTCTTCCTTTTGGATTTATTAATGTTTGAGTATCTGAATGTCCGTATGGTGTTGTAAATTCTTTCAGTTCAAAATACTGCATCTTGTTAGAGTAAGGTTTTATTTTGCCTTTTAAATCTCTGTAACAATATTTCTTCTCTATTAACCATAAAACAAATGTTTTTTCTTTGACTCCAAGTTCTTTTGCTGTATCTCTTATATTAGTTAGCAAGTTTCTTTCTACTAGAGCATCAAAGTAATCTGCTTTTGGTTTCATTACTTGATTTTCTAATTGTAATTGCTCTTTTTCTTCAACTTCGATTAATAACTGTTGCAGTGCTTCTTTATATGTAGTTGGTAATTTAGGTTGTTGTTCTTTTAACTCTCGCTCCATTTCTTCAAACTTAGTTACATAAATCGCTGTAAATATAATTCCCTTTTCACCTGTCATTTTATTAGCTACCATGTCACAACCTTTTTTAGTTAATAAGTAGCAAGGTTGAATTTTATTTTGAGTATTTATATAAGTACTTTCTATGAAGAAATCTTGACTCTTCAAATTTGATGAGTCCTCTAAAATCTTCTTGTATCCTCTTATATCTCTTAATAAATTATCGTGCTTCTTTTCTATTAATTCTGCTACTTCTCTACTTTCAACTAAAAATTGATTATTTTGCTTGATTATGGTTAGATTCTTCATTATTTATTGCCCCTTTCTTCTTTTATTGCTATTTTAGCAACTTCATCTGAAAAAAAATAATCCGCAGATACATTATATAATTTAGATATCTTTTTTATTTCACTTGCTTTAAATTCGTTTTTTCCTTTTAATTTTAATCTAAAACCATATGAGCTAAGACCTAATATATCTGCCACATTTTTTTGGGTGTGTCTATTTTCCTTCATCAATCCTTCTAATCTATTTAAGTACATTAAATCACTTCCTTTTTGCTATTTTGGCAACTTCATATTTATATAATATCAAGTTTTGTGATTATAGTCAATACTTTTGTTGCTTTTTTAGCAAAAAAAATTGTAATAATTAATTTTGTTGCTATAATATAAATAAAAGTTGCTATTTTGGAATTAATATAAAAAGGGGTTGTGCAAATTGAATAGGATAAAAGAATTGAGAGAAGAAAAAGGCATCTCGCTAGACAAATTAAGCGAGGATTTACATATAAACAAATCTACACTATCAAGGATAGAAAATGGTTTAAGAGAACCTAAGAAAAGTACAATAGAAGAATATGCAAACTATTTTGATGTGTCTACAGATTATTTATTAGGAAGAACTGATGTTAGAAATAGCTTATTTATAAATAAAAACGAAAAAGATTATGATGCTGAAAATTTTAAAACAGAAAAGGAGCTTATTGAGAATATGTATCTTGACGAAGATATGAAAGAAGTTTTTAATATATTTAGCGAGCTAAGCCCAGACGCAAGAGAAAAAGCATTAAAAGTTGCAGAATTATTTTTACTAGACGAAAAAAATAAAAAATAGTTTATTTCTGAAAATGAATATAATAAAAAAGAGGAATCATTCCTCTTTTTTATTGATTTTATGTATTTCTTTCACTTTTATTTTATATTCATTGATTTTATTTTTATCCAATTCTTTCAACTTTTTCATTAATAAGTTTAACTTTAAAATATCATAATATTTCGTCTTATTCAAATATATCATCCCCTATAAAATATTTTATTTATTAATTCCACGAAACATACGTTCTTAAAAATAGTTACAACCACCTCTTTTTCAAAGCTTAAAACTATAAAATAACTGTAAAATATTATTATATTTTATAGCTTCTATTATTTTTGCTTTATCTAGATAAAGTTATTTCTTAACTACATTCTAGCACAAATTTCCAACAAAAAGTGTGCGAATATTGCACATTTATTACAAGAAATTACACAAACTAACATATATAAAATTATCTAAAAGGTAGGTTAAATATATGTTAAAAGAGTTACGAAAAAAGAAGAAATTAACACAAATAGAGTTAGCAAAAAGAGTTGGTTGCCACAGAAGTCAAATTTCTAGGTTGGAAAATAATGAGAATAAAGATTTAACTATCCCTGCTCTTATTGAATTAGAAATAGCTTTAGGATTGGAGGAAAAATATTTAGTAAATTATTTTGCTGATGAATATATTAAAAAAAGAAAATTACATAAATAATTCGAATGTTTCTATCAAATACTATTTTTAATATATAATATTATTTGAGGTGAATAAATTGAACTTAAGTTTTAATAAAAAGAAAAAATTTGAATTAAGCAAAGAAGAATTGGAATTAATTGAAAATTGGTTAGGTAATAAATATGCAGGAGATATGACGATACCTGCTATTGTTGACTTTTCTTTAGAAACTGATATTGAGTATGAAAAAATAGTTGTTTATTTGGCAGAAAAAGTGCTGGAATCACGTGATAAAAAACATTAAATATGTATCTAAATAAAAAAGACTATTAATTATAAACATAAAACTTTGTTTCTTATAGTCTTTTTTATTTATTTTATTTAAATTGATATATGTTATTATATAATTACATAAAAAAAGCTTTTGAGAGGAGAGATTTTATGAAAGGCGGCGTAAGAAAACGTGGAAAGAAGTGGTATTACTACTTTGATGCAGGTATAGTAGATGGCAAGAGAAAAAAGGTAGAAAGAGTTGGTGGAAACACTAAGAAAGAAGCTGAAAAATCGCTCCGTGATGCAATAAATGAATATGAAAATGCTGGTATAGTGTTTGATGAAACAAATATGAGTTTATCAGACTATCTTAACTTTTGGTACAAAGAGTATGTACTTCTTAATTGCAAATACAATACTCAGGAAAGTTATAGAAATTTAATTGAAAATCATATAGAACCTAGACTTGGTAAATGTAAGCTAAAATCTATAAATCCAGCTATTATTCAAGAATTTTTAAATAATAAATCAAAAGAGACATACACACAAAACGGAGAAGAAAAACACTACACAAAAGGAGTTTTAAAAGCGATTTATGTTGTATTAAATGCTGCTTTAAAATCTGCTGTTTACCCTTACAAACTCATTAAGGAAAATCCTGTTCAATATGCCAGTATACCAAAAAATGTTTTAAAGGTAAAAAATGAGTCAGATAACAAGACTATAACACTAGATGAGTTCAATAAAATACTAGAAATATATCCTAAAAATACAAATATCTATATTCCTCTACTTATAGGGTTTCATACAGGCATGAGAAAAGGAGAAATATTAGGTCTTTGTTGGGATAATGTTGATTTAGATAATAATATAATCAAAGTTAGAAAAAATTTAATAAAGAGAAAAGTTTCAGAATTTGAATTAGCATCACCTAAGACAAAAACATCAATAAGAGATATTAAAATAGGTGATACTTTGTCTAGGATATTAAAAGAGGAAAAATTGAATCAAAAAAAACAAAAAATTAAAATTGGAAAATGGTATAAAGAAACTGAGTATGATTGGGTTTGTAGAAAAAAAGATGGCTCATTTGTAAATCACAACAATATTGACGCTGCTATAAGAACTATTAACAAGAAACTAAATATTAACTTTAATTTTCATTGCTTGCGACATACACATGCCACATTATTATTAGAAAATGGAGCTAATGTAAAATATATACAACAAAGATTAGGTCATAGTCAATTATCAACCACTATGGACACATATTCACATGTTACAAGTAAAATGGAAAGTGAAACAATAGATATTTTGGAGGGCATTTTACAATAATTTGCCACCGAAAAAAGTTATGGTGGCAAACAGGTGGCAAAACGATAAAAAACATTCTTTTTTTTTGCTCAAACACTGTTATTTTGCTATTTTATATAAAAAAGTCGTATTTCTCACAGTTATACGACTTATATTAAATTCTTTACATAAGTCTCCTTCAGATGGAAGTTTATCTCCTGGTTTATATATGCCAGATGCTATTTGTTTTTTTATGTTGTCATATAGTTGTTGATATAAAGGAACAAAGGAATTTACTTCTAAATCCATTTCTTTTTTTTGTCTCTTTTCATCCAT